GAAGTACCTGCTGCTAAAAGAAAACCAATAATAGCAGTATATAGAGATAGCTTTCAAGATTTAACAGGGCAAAGAAAAAGTAATAGTAGCTTTGCTTTATTTAGTACAGCAGTTACACAAGCTCCTGAAGCATTATTAATAAGAGCTTTAAAACATGCTGCTAACGGAGAATTTTTTAGAGTTGTTGAACGAGTAGGATTAGATAATCTTACAAAGGAACGACAACTTATTCGGTCAACCAGAGAAAACTTTGAGCAAGACCAAAAGCTCCAGCCTTTATTATTTGCTGGTCTTATAATACAAGGTGGAGTAATTAGTTATGACACAAATGTAGAATCTGGTGGTATTGGTGCTAGGTATTTAGGAATAGGTACAAGCAAACAATACCGAGAAGATGTAGTAACTATATCATTACGATTAGTTTCTGTATCAACAGGTGAAATATTAGTAGAGACTACAGTTTCTAAAAATGTTTTATCTACAAGCGTTTCTCAAGATGTCTTTAAATTCTATGAACAAGGTACAGAACTTGTAGAAATAGAAGGAGGAGTAGCTGAGAACGAGGTGGGTTCTATAGCTTTGCAAAAGGCAATAGAAGCTGGAGTATTTAACTTAATAGAAATAGGAATAGAGAGAGGGTATTGGGAATATGAAACAATTAAAATTGATGAGCCTAGTTGTGATGTTGACTGCGTTGACAACATACGGGGCTGATAACGAAATATACATTGACCAATCAGGTGCTACTGCTAATATAGATTTAGAACAACTTGGTTCTGGAAATATAATAGGTGGATTAAATTCTGTTGCAGGAACTTTAACTGCTTTAGATTTAGATGGATTAAATCTAACTCTAGATATTAATCAAATAGGAGATAGTAATAAATTTCTTGGTGATATACTAGGAGATAATATTACAGGGTTTTTTGAATTTGATGGAGACAGTAATACATTTACTATACAAGCAGACCCAACCAATACTTATGGTATTGATAGTTCTAATTTTAATGTAGATACTACTGGAGATAGTAATACTTTTACATTAGATGTAGGTACAACTGCTATGGCTAGTAATACAGATTTAGACTGGATTATTAATGGTAGTAGTAATACATTTGATTTTGATATAAACTACGATGGTGGTACTTCTTATGTTGATGTTGATGGAGATAGTAACAATGTTACTTTTACAGGTAGTGGTTATGCTGGTGGTTATTTTTACTTAGACCAAACAGGTAACTCTAGAACTTTTAACATACAACAACTTAGTACATTAGACAATGATTGGCTCAAGATACTTTCAACTGGCAATTCTGGTACTGTCTGTGTTATCCAAAACGATGGTGGCACAACAGTCGGATGTTAGTATTGGAAGCGTAACAGAACTTAAAGGTAATAGCAGGATTGTAAGAGATGAAACTTACGATGCTGCTTTATCTTTTAGTATAGAAAGTTTTGACAATGTTGAAACTTCTAATGGTAGAATAGGTATAACCTTTGTTAATGATAGTCAAGTAAGATTAACAGAACATTCACAATTAGTTATAGATGAATTTATCTATGACCCTAATCCTTCAAAGTCTAAGATGGCTTTGCAGTTTGCTGGTGGTACAGCTAGATTTATTACTGGCAAGTTAAATAATATAAACAAAGAAAACATTTCTATTAGTACGCCGAGTGCTAATGTTTCAATTAGAGGAACTGACTTCACAATTACAGTCAATGAGATTGGAGAGTCTTTAATTATATTATTACCAAAAGCAGATGGTACTCCTAGTGGAGAGATATTAGTAGCAACAGCTATGGGAGAAGTTATTCTTAACAAACCTTATCAAGCTACTACAGTTTCTATGTTTGAAGTAGAACCTACTAAACCAGTTATATTAGATTTAACTTTAGAGTTAATAGATAATATGTTAATAGTTAATCCACCAAAGGAGAATGTAAATGTACAGGGAGAAGATGGAGGTAGCGTTTCTAATGTTCTTGATGCTAACTTCCTTGATTTTGATGATTTAGATGTAGACTATCTTGCAGAAGATGA